GTTCTTCATTGAGTCTAGATACATACTCATCTGACTTCAGTCCCTTATCTTTCAATGCAAATTCTGCTAGACCTCTAAGGTACTCATCTGAGTCCAGAGATTTCATGTACTTTGGGAGAAGCGACTTGCCTTTCGTAACCTTAGCGCTGCACTTCTCTGCAACTTCCATTGTATTCGAAAGTATTGTACTATCTCCATAGCCGGCATCGTCAAACCACTTGTAAATCTCATCAGCCTTCGCTACATAAGGTGTGATATCATCAAATCGCAAGAATCGATTGGGGTACATCTTATTGACCTTCTCAGTTACAGACATAGACCGATCCGTTGCACAGCCACTATGGATTCCGGCATGCCTTGTAACCTCAGCATTGAACCCCGGATACTGCGCCACAGTCAGAAGGATTTCTTCGCACCCCGCATCTTCCTTAGAAGGGTAATGGCAATCGACAGTACCGACAACATTCCTGTTGAATGCAGAAGCCAAGTCGATAATCCCATCATTGATTTCTTTTGGATTCCAAGGTTGTACCTCGAAATAGAAATCATCATTAAAGATGTCAATAAATTTTTCAGTAAGTTGTGTTGCCCTGTCATTGTCGCCTCGCTCTAACGCTTTGGCTATAGCGCTAGCGCGACAACCGGATAAAGCTACAATATCATTATCCACTAATGTTGATAATAGAGCAAAATCAATCCTTGGCTTATAGTAAAAGTTATCACTCCATGCAATTCTTCCTGCTTCATATAACTTTGATAAACCACTATTGTTTTTAGCAAGCAAAATCAAATGGAATCTCTCTGCTTTCTTATCCATTTGATCATTATTAATATCAGGAACAAAGTACGCCTCTATTCCGAATAGAGGTTTGATATTGTATTTCTCGCAAGCATTTTGAAACTTCAGAACACCACCCATTGAACCATGATCAGTTATAGCAGCAGCAGTCTGTCCATTTGTAGAACTTATTCTAGCAATATCTTCTGGCGTTGACATTCCATCCAGAAGACTATACTCTGAATGACAATGCAAATGAACAAAGTCTTCCATGATTACCGCCAGACCTTTAATAAATGACGAAGTTCGACTGGGGAAATAACAACTGTTTTAACGCCACCCTCAGATAATAACGTTATTGCATTCTCATGATGATACTTACTCATTGCCCTAACTTCCGATATCCCAGCATTGATAATTGTTCTTGCACAAAAAACACATGGCGTAGTGGATAAATACATAAGAGCACCCTGGGTGGATGCACCATTTCTTGCTGCATGCAGTATTGCATTCAATTCGGCATGCACAGCCCTGCACTTGCTCCAATCAGATCCGGCACTTCTGGTAACGCACGACACATCACAATGCTGTGTTCCTCTAGGCGCCCCATTATATCCTGTTGCCAGAATCCCCATAGTATCACTATCTACAATTACAGCGCCGACTGCCCTTGACGGGCACGAAGATCTTTGAGATACCACCTGTGCAATGTTAAAGAAATAGGAATCCCAATCAGGTCTATCATGTGTATCATGTCTTGTAGGTTTCATACTTTCACTCCTTCCTTGTATAATTCTTTGAGCCTCTCAATTCTAACCACGCCATCTAAATCATAGTTGGCATTATATTCTGTACTGTACAGATAACTATTCCCAACCAATGATACTGCTGACGCTACCATTGGATGGTCATCAACAAACAGATCTAAATCTAATTCTTTATACAGTTCTTCCTTTTTAAGACCCTCTCTTTTAGTAGACAAGAATTTCGTGAACGAGAAGCTCCAACTATCCAGCCACTCTTCAGTAACATCTATCGCTTCCGGCTTCTTTCTCGAAGTTATAAAAAATACATCTGCGCCCTGAGAAAACATGTGATTGATGACATGCCATGAGGCACGTAAGGGCTTCAAGCGCATCCAAAACTCAGTATTGGTCAAGCAATCTTCTATCTGCTCAGGGGCATTCCCGTAGTCAATCATTAAATCGTGATCACTTATGTCAATACCACAATCGTCTGCGACTCTGCGCATATCGGGCATAATATCACACACAACACCATCTATATCGAATCCGTATCTCATATCGTATCAAGGGGGAGAGGCTGCAGAACTGCCTCTCCCCCTTGTCTCCAATCCTTTCTACCAAGCGTCTCCGGGAGCATTGTTTCGCTCGCCAGTTGTAAGGAACATTTCCTGTTCCTCATATGGCAGCCAAATATACATACTCTCCAAATCATGGTATGCAAGTTCACCAATAGACTCAGGCTCTTCAGCAACCTCAAGTGGAATGAGATTGTAATTTGTATCCGAAGCGCCAGATCCAGTGCGAGAATACTTGTAATACCTATCAGTAATCGTATTGAATTCCTTGGCATACTCAATTAAAGTTAACCCAATATGCCTCTGATTGAATGTAGTATCCAACACTCGAGGCTCCCACTTTCCAGGCTCAACTTCCACTGCAATGTTGACCAGAAGATGAGGGCGCGGCCTCCATCTCTTGTCAGCACCTGCCTTTTCAGTGGCCCAGCACCTATAATTATGTTGTTCACTGCTCGCAGTAGACGCTACTTTCCACTTCCAATTAACAACAGATGTGATAATATTCAAACTGATGGCAGTGCCAAGCTCTTGATTGTAATTACTTGAATCTTCTGTTAATTCCTGACGGAATCTGATTCTGAATGAATCTCCGTCCTTTAAGCTAAAGTATTTCTTTGTACCGCCACCACTTGGAGTGGCTGCGGCTGCTCTTTCTATTTCTTTTAATGATGAAAAAGTTTTCATTAATTTCTCCTTAGTTTTATATTTTGATTTTACTATCTTCGACAGCCTCTGAAATCTCTTCGGCTGTCATATCGCCCGGGTCATTTCTTCCTTCTGGACACACGGCCCACCGGATTCTCTTTCCACGGCACGACTCCATTATACTACGTCCCATCGCCTCGCCTGCGTCATCTTTGTCAGGAAATACGATAATTTCGTCAAAATACCGATTCAGTAGATTGAACTGCTGCTCCGATACCTTTGACCCTAACGTAGCAACCACGTTGCGAAATCCAGATTGATGTATCTTTATCGCATCGAGGCTTCCTTCCGTTACTACAACGGAATCATATCTTTTCGCATTGCATAAATTGAATACAATCTTCGCCCGCCTAAATCCTGTTGTGTACAAGTATCTAGGTTCTTGATCATTATCAATTGCACGACCTATCATTCCAACCAATTTATAATTAGCATCTCTGACTGGAATTACTACACGCCTCTTCTTTTCAAAATACTTAAGAGTATCTACGTCAAATCCTCTGTCTGTAAGACAGGACAGTTTCTCCAAATCGGCTTCATAATCGACTTTCAGATTATCTATTGATAACTCAATTACCTCTTCTACTGGGCGAAGCTTTCTTTCCAACTGTGTTCTGAGTGCATCAGTGTTTACTATTTCTCTTTCTGATATTTCCTCGTTCAGCAAACGCCTGTGCAAGTGCCTATAGTTTCCCTTAGCACCACACGAAGGGTTAAAGCACTGCCATAGCCCAGTTTTCGTATTAATATAACATGACGGCGTATCTGTATTTCTATGAAATGGACAATAGATTGCAACTTCGTCCACGCCGTGTGTTTGAATATTGATATTGGCTCTGCTTAATAATTTATTTATATCGTTTAACATTTTTCAAATATTAGTTTAAAATTGTACACATCGGATCTATGGTCGTATTCTGTTGTTAATTCGCACGACATTTCTTGTCCATGATATACCTGATTCTGAATCAGATCTGATATCCAGGGCTTCAATCTGTTTAATGTGCTAATATTTTCAACGACTCCAGATACTATTGGTTTCCCATTATCAAACTCTAAGTATTCACTTACATTGTAGAACATTACTCTTCCTTAAACAAATTAAGTTGATTTGGATCGTCAGCAACATCTGAAGGCATCATGTAATGCCACTCTATGTCGTTAGGAAATGACAGTATCGTCCCTTCTTCTATAAACTTAAGATTTTCAACTACATGTGTAAGTCTGTATATCAGATAGTTGATAAGAAAATCTTTATCCTCAGAACTTAAGACAGGTCCCATTCCTCTTTCCAATCTCCTGTGTCTAGATTCCATCTTAAGAAGAACCCAAACTGGGTTGCTCTACGAACCTTTCTGCTTACCACCTGAAACACATCAGAGTCATAATCTCTGTGTATTGCGAGTACAAGATCTGCATCGTAAGCAAGTTGCTTAGACCATGCCACTTCCTCAAGTTCTGGTGGTCTCTCTGAATGACCGTCACTCATCGTTACTGCTGCAACGTCAATGATCGGAACACCATTCTTCACAGCCATGCGCTTGAACGCCTTAGATAAGTTCTTAGCCTTCTCCGTTTCATTCCTAGCGCCGCTAGCATCATCAAACAGACCGTGATAATCCAATATCACCATATCAGGCTTATATTGATCAATCTTTGCCTGAACCATGTATTGGTCTGCTGTGTCGATGCCCTCAGAAGTCACTACATGAATCGGATGCTTACCCTCATATGTATGCTCTGCCCAACTCTTATACGAGTCGACAATGGAAGGGTTGGCCGTAACGAGATCAGTATTTGTGAAATATCCTTCCCCGTTATTTAACAGTGTATCAATTCTATGTGACTCCTGTTCCTTGTTCATCTCAAGAGAAACAATCAAAGGCGTATACCCAGCTTTCCAAGCATTGACAGCAAACAGCCTTGCAATGAACGACTTACCGACTCCTGTCCACCCAAGTAGAACAACGAAGTCTCCCTTCTGCCATCCTCCAAATATCTTGTCCATAATAGAGATACCACTAGGAACCCCTAGCATTTCTCTATTTTTATCCTTAGATCGCTTCTCTAAATCAGCAGCACGATCCTTCCATTCCGCTGCTAGATTGGCGTCCTTAAGCGACGAACTAATCTTAATTAGTTCGCTTGTCCTGGACATGAGGTACCCAATTGCTTCTTTGGGACCAGTATCTTCGACAATATCATTGCTTCTTGACAAGGCAATGCGAATCTGATGCGACAATGACTCTCTCTGTGCCACATCAATATAATATTGCAGAGGTTCTGTTATATTGCACACTTCAAACTCAGGGAAGTGGTGCTTAATCGTATCTCTAGACGGAACCTTCTTATGCTCGTCATAATGCGTAGATATGAACGACCAGATATCTTTATATTCTACAAAGACATCCTTGATATTTTCGTCAGCACAACGAGAATAATCTCCGTCTACGGCTATTGCGTTTATTAATTTAGTTTCGTAATTCAACTTTCTTCCATTCTCTGTCTGGTTTTTTCGACAATATCTCTAAACTTTTTTCTTGATTGCTCTTCAAACTTTGATTTTTGAATTATGTCCCTTGCCCTCATTGCGAAATCAAATACAAGCACTGTCCCACCACTATCACGAACAAAAGTTTCAATTGCCAACTCTAACTCATTATAGTCGAAATGCTTAACAAGACTTTCTGCAATTTTATCTTGACGCGGGGGATCTGGAACAAAGAATTTCGTATGTTTATCACAAAGTTTTTCAAACAACTGAATCAGTTCGTATCCAGTTTCATTCTTTGACGCCATAACCCTCTTCCCATTTCATTTCAAGCCTATCATACTCGCTTATACCTGCCAATACTCCAACCAAATCATCCCAAGATGAGAACAAATATGCTAAACACTGTTCAGATGCGCTGCAACTACGACAACGCATTTTTGCATACTCCACCTCAGATTCTTCATAACTAATCCAGTAATGAGATTTTGCGTCTGTAGCGCAGATCGCTCCACGAAACATCTGCATTGCTATTCCTTATCTAATTCGGCAAGCTTGGCTTCTATTTGCTCGTCAACTCTGTCCCACAATTGGGACCACTCTGATTCGCTATCCACACGATTAGTTCTGACTTCGGCTCCAGCATCGAGCCTCAACGACTCGTAGTTACCAAGATTTTTGGTAATGCCAATCGAAACCCAAATCTTACCATCTTGTGGAAAATTCTCAACAGTCATTTAATCTCTCCAATGCTATTTTGCTTTTACTCCCAAGATGTCTTATCTTGGACCTAAGTTCTCTATTGCTTATATATTTTTTCTTAGGACGCCCGGGCGGCTTCCGCTCTGAGAAGAACTCTATCATATCTGAGGCATCCTGCTCTGTATAATACCGCCAATTTTTCCTGCCGGTCTCATCCGATATTCTCTTAGGAGGAGCGAGGTGACCAAGGCGTTCATACCTTCTAATTGTATCAGGCTTTCTTTGAACGATCCTGGCCACCTCGCCTATCGTATATAATCTCTTAAGAAATAAGTATATGTTATCTAACGGCAACTCTATCACTTCTTCAGAAGAGAACTTTTTTATCTTAACTTTGTTAAATTTTTTATGAACAGATACAACCGAAATTATATCAGGTCCATAAGAATATATCTTATTCGGAATAACTTTAATATTCAAAGTTAATTGCCTTCTTTAATATATCCTTTACGTTGCCAAGGTTTGCATTTGCCCACACATCCATTGGAACATCTCTTGACCATCCACATCGTATGCATGTTAAGTCAATATATTGTGTCTTTATGACGGCAGACTCAAAAATTCTACCCCTACACTTTCCACAAATTATGGCAACCTTATCCATTTTTAACCTTTCCTATTTTGCTCTAACTGATGACGCAGAACCGATATCGCCAAGTCTTGACGCGGCAATGCTCTTAAGCGCGGACACAAGAGCGCCCGCTCCAGCGACAGTAGCCGCCTTAGTTGTTGATAGGTCAGTCACCGTAAACACAGCTAAAAAGCTTTGAATAGCGGTCCAGACTGCCCTTTCAATAATATCTTTGTATAAGTTCATTATACCTCCTTAATCTAACCAGCATGTATATTCAGCCGTTACCATACCTTTCTCTGGATGGACGAACTGTAAATGCTGAGATGGTCTGCCCACGGCAGCCAATGATTCTATTGCATATGTATTGGTTGACTCCGTACTTCCGGCTATACGACATTGTACAGTATTGAAAGTCATTTTAGTAGGAGTATGCCAGTGTCCTAAAAAGACATCCTGGAATTCCTCTTCTACTGCGCCAACCTTCCAGCCATAGATCTTTTTCTGGAACGGATAGAACGAACCGAATGATCTAAACTGGTCACCGTGGCATAGCAGACAACTATAGCTGCCTATTCTATCTATTAAGTACCAATTTCTTTCCCCGCTGCCATCTGGAATGTCAAATGTTATCCTCGGTTCAGACTCGAAGATAAGACTCATAATCCTATACAACATTCTGTCCGCATTTGTTTCCGGGTCATGGTCACGACGAGTCTTGCCTCCAACCGCACCGTGATTGCCAATCACTGCCGACACATGCACCGTGTCGAAATTCTCAAGCATCTTCTTAAGAAATGAAGACATTATACGAGGCCCATCCACTGTTACCTGACGGTATAAACTTCCATCAATGAGAAATGATTGTCCTGGGAATATCAATTCCCCCTCAACTATATCTCCAAGAATCCATACATGGACACTCTTAACTGGATGGTCTTCTCGCTGAATATTGGTTAAATGAATAACTTTGTCAGCAAACAGGTTAACACGTTGTTCACATATTTCCGAATTGTAAGTTGGAGTAACTTTCGCCAACTGCCAATCCGACAGTACTGCCACCGCAACCTCTTCTCCCTTAGTGCGCCTGTCCTTTTTAGGAGCAGGTACCTTAGGAAAGTCTAAGTCACTAACTTCATGACTGACCGCTTGATATACAGCTTCAGCCAGGTCATCCTTCTTATTTTTTAACTTAACATACTCAGATACCAATTTGTTATATGCGGCTCTAAGTTCATATTCATTGTCAGGCTTAACGCCATCTAGGGGATCTTCTTCCACAGGAAATTCTCCAGACTCCAGTCGGTATCTACAGATCTTATCTTCTGCGCAGGCGTCAAGGTCTTTCCTGCAGCGC